AATGAAACTATTGAAGATAATGTTAATAGAATACCCATCGTCATATCCATTAATTTCTTCAGAGGCGTAAGTAGAAGACTCTTCACCTCTATCTAATATTTTATCAATTTCGCTTTGGTCTTCCGCGCTAATATTAATTCCTCCACTCATAAGAGTTCCTTTCATTTATATAAAAAATTAATTCATAATTACTAATTTTATGTTGTAAAAAGGAATTTATGTATTTTAATTGGTTAATAGTTAATTTTAAAATCACCAGCTGTCAAGAAAGTTATTAAAGGATACTTGGGATGTAAAAACTTATAATGATAATCTACCCCATGAATGGCAGACTCCCAATATCCTTCCATCTCTACATCAAATCTAATATCTTTTACCAAGGGTTGTTTAAGATAAGAGTTATTCTCAAGATAATAAGCAACTGCTAAAAATTTATCGTCAGTATCAAAGAAATTACTCGTGTCTGCAGCCGATAAATCTAAAACTCCACTAACAGACATCCCATAAGTTTTAACAGCAGAAACGTCATTAATATCAATAGGAGACCATCCTGTTCCGTTCCAAGTTTTCCAATTTCCAGCAGATGACGAGAACACTATTTTAATATCCCCATAAGATTCGTTAGCAGTGTTGATAGTGCAACTTAAAAAATTAATAACATTCTTAAAAGCTAAAAATCCTGTAGGAACTATAACTATTCCGTTAAAAAGACATTCCAAATAAAGCTCAGGAATTATTTCTCCTTCTACTCTGGTTACTATTTTTAAGTCAGAGTTAAAATTATTAATATCAGACAGTGTGATATTCCCTAATGCTAATTCATTAAGCCCACCACTATTAAACATCCAATCTTGAAAAGGAAGTGTTCCTATATTAACCCATACATTATTAGATAAAGTGTAAACATTTGTATCGTCGGTAAATAAAGTTTTTTGTTCATCTAAAGATACATCATTAATTTGAAAAACAGATAAATCTTTTATTTTGTTTTCTTCTATGGTATATTGATAAAGATTTTTGGTTAAAAGAGTTTCTCTAAATTCCATTTCAAGATAATTATCTGTCTCTACATGCATTGAACCGTCAAATAAAGCATATTCATCTTCGATAAAATCGTCTCGCTCATCATTAGTAAAAGTGTTTGAAACGACAGTAGTTGTTCCTTCTGTGTTAATAAACTTCAATATAGAACAATCAAACATATCAAGATTATCGTTATCTCTCAAAGATATATCTACCTCAAAATCTTGTCCTACAACTACACCTAATTTTGTTACTTGTTTTCTTTTACTAGCTAAATGATGAAAAGCTCCATGATCAAATATATGAAAACAATCTTTATTTATTAAATATAAATTCCCTTCTTCACCTGTTAAAGGCATTTCATCAACTTGTATTACAGAAGGACTTGATGCAACATATTGTGTAAGATCTAGTGTAGTGACTAACGACTTCCAAGAACCATTGAGATATGTATATAATTTTCCATCTTCAATAGTACTTTCAAACTTAATAAATAATTCCCCATTGCTTGCCGGAGGAAATACATTTCCAGAAGGTATTATTAAATTGATTATACCTCCCGAACCATCTGGTGATTCAGCTAACTCCATTCCATATGATTTCATTTCTTTTTCCCTATCTTAATTAAGATCTATAAGATTTCTTTTAGGTTTATCAGCTTCATTTCTGTTATATGATAAAACATTTCTAAATTTAGAAGGTTTTTTAGGTTTACCGGAGTGTTTAAAAGCATCTACTACACTTCCTTCAATAATTCCGGATGATGATGTTTCCTTATTAATATTATTGTGTTGAGAAAGTCCCATCATTGCTTTTTTAATAGATTTGCTATCTACACGCATTATCTTTCTAAGAGTTTTTGCATAATAAGTCTTAGCGTATGAAGCAAAAGACTTAGCCATAATAGCGTCATCATATTCTCCGTCAGCATGTTCTATCTTGCCATTTTTCTTTTCTTCTAATGTTCTGATTTCTTCTATTAATAAAGAAGATATCCATGTTTCAGGTTCACTTAATATTAATAATTTCATACATTCTAATATCAGTGGTCTTGTCTTTTTGTTAGTACATATACCGTATTCTTTCTTTACCTTCGTAGAATTAGCAATCTTTGTTTCGGTATAAAATATTGCCTTTTTACACTCTGTCAATAGAAGATGTTGTATAACTACCAGTCCATAACTATTATTTTCTATAACAATAGCTGTTCTATCTGGAATATATTTCCATAATTCAACTATAGCTGCGGTTAATTGAGGTGTATCAATTGTATTACTTTTGAATACACCGACTGTTCTCATTGTCTCATATTCACTTAAAACAATAGCAGACCTATCTCTAGAAAGTCCTCCAGCAACATCGACAGACATTATATAGGATGTATCAGGATCTAATTCTTCGTATAAATGAAATTTAAACATTTTCTGAAGCATTATAGAACTTATTGGATCTTTCTGATACTTTAGTAGTTTATCAATATCGTCTTCTTCAAAAGGGTTAATATCCGACGATGATGTCCATTGGATCAATAACTCTCGTTTAATAACTTTAATATCATTTTCTAAGTTACGACACTGTTCCTTAAACCATTTCTCACTTCTTCTTAGCTGTGTATATTGAAATTCTATATGTAGAAAATCATTTAAAGAATTTGCTTCAAGATACTCGTCAACTTCTTTCTTAGAAAAATCATATAACTCTTCAATAAAAGTTGCGGCATTATTAATAACGTTCTTACAGAATGCACCCGATGGGATATCTGTGTTGCTTGTTGATATTCTTATAGATTCGTTAAATCTATAAAGTTCTATTATGAACCTCTTATATTTTCATATAAGACTAGACTATATCTTCATCCTAATATTTAGGAGTCCCTTGTTTCCCACTACACTTGTAGGGTACTTCCTTACGGAATAGTCGTTGAACCTTCTTTATTAAAAATAAAGCTTGGCTGCTGATTGTCCTCGTCTTATTTCGTTAGGAGTTTCCAGCAGTTAAAGGGAGTTCTATTTAATATTACTATTAAACGGCCCAGCAATTTTTAGGCGTTGTTGTTATAAGCTTTGCATACGTGTTACCATTTGCTTTTGCTTCTATCTTGGCTTGAGAAAAAGCAGGAGATGCTGACATATACATTTCTTTATTAAATTTAAGAAACGCTAGCTCGTCATACCACTGATTGGGAGAGGTTAGCCCTCTACCCTTTTTATCAGCAGATATAGCATCTGTTCCAGGTGGTATGGCCCTTACGGTATTTCCTTTTTTGACATTACTTATATATTCTATATTATCGTTGTCTTTAGGGTCTCTCATTACTAAATAGGACGGTAATAAATTTCTTGTATCTTTTAAACGCTTCACATTAAGCTTAGCGTCAGGGAACTCTTTATTAGTAAAGGTAAATGTAGAGTTTTCAGACTTTATATCATAAACATAGGAGTAAAAACAACACGATGACATTGTTTTAAAGTTCTGCCGTGGCAATAATAATATTGTATTAATACATTTATGTAATGACCATAGTAGAGCTAAATTTCCTCTATGTAACTTAAATCCTGATATACCTCCAGGAACTTCTATCCTAGAAACTTCTCTATAAAAATACCAAGGATTTCTTGCAACTTCTTTAATTATTTTTGCTTTATATACGTCCGATAGATCTTCGTCATACGGATCCACACCTACTAAATCTTTATCATATAATCTTAGAAAAAATCTATTATTCTTTATTCCTAGATTCTTAAGCTCCAAATAAGTTAATAAAAAAGATTTATTTTTAGTATGAATATCTATATATACTTTCCTTTTAGTTTTTGCCATAATAGAATCCAATACTTAAAAAATTGCTATGCTGAAAATAGATTCAGCATAGCAATTAATTTATTTTAAAAAATCTACATGTTCTAGTAACCATGTATTTAAACATACTCCATTAGAGTATACTTTAGCTAATAGTCTACCATATTTACCTGTTTTGTCTTTGTATGTCTTAATAACAATACTAGACCCCACTCCACCAAGAAAGTCTTCAACAGCATTCCTAGCTTCTAGAGCTAATTCTTCATTTATATTTTTAGCTGCTCTATTAAATTTTGGAATTTCTTTTGTATCTACTTCTAAGAGTCTAACACGCTCTTTTTTAAAAATAGAACATCCTAAATCTAGGAGAACATCAATAGTATCGCCATCAACTACTCTTAGTAAAGTAGCATTTCTGATAAATTCGTCTTTTACGCAACTATCCATCGTTTTCTACTCCCAGTTTTTAAAAAGTTAGCTCTGAATTTCTCTAGAATTTCATTTCGTTTATCTTCAGCAGCGTCCATTTCTTCAAAGTTAATAGAAATTTCACCATGAATAGAATTTATAGTTTCAAATTTTTTTAATATAGCTCTAAGCTGAATATATACATCTTGTAAAGCTAAATTAAATAACTGGTCAAACATAGTCCACCCAATAGTATGAAGAGTATATGGATGAATACATCGTATCTTAACCATACTACCAACATAATTATCTTTAGGAAATATTTCTAAGGTATTAGGCGCATTAAACTGTGTAGTAACAGGTAAAGACAACATTCCTGATAAATCATTTAATGCCATAGTGTCAACTAGACCAAGTCCGACGGTAGATCCAAAATCATTATCGGTACCTATAGCTGTTGGACCGCCAGAACCTATTCTTGTATCGCGTCGTCCTACTACATCGGCTACTGATAGAATAGGAAATGGGCACTTTAAGTAATATTCACCTGTAGTTCCTGGAATACAGTCAGATTCTTGAATAGTATATAAATGTATATATGGAAAGTATTTTGAATAGATAGGTAATGTTTCGTCAACAAGAATTTGTCCTATATCTAAACCATCTATTTCAACACTTCTATGTGATGCTCCGAGTCTACTCATAATCTTGTTTATAAGATTATTTATTGATGGATAAGATTGTTGTTGAAGCATCTCTATTATCCTTTCTTAGAAAGACTACGAAGATATGCTGACACTTCATTTCTCACAAATCCTTCTGTAAGAACAACAGCTGTTTCTCCATTTTCTCTAATAGATAATGTTCCATCTTCATTTACAATCATCTTAGCAGAATTCTCTACATCCATACCCATAGAATCAGCAACATTTTGTGCATCAGTCGATTCACCGAAAATATATTTAGCGAATTCAGTGTCTTCCATTAGGATTAAACCTTCTCTAGAAGTACCAAACCTTTTAGGTTTACTTTCATTAACTGATTCTGTAATTAAATCATTCATATATGCTGTAGAAACAGAAGGATGGATTACTTCATCCCAGCAAACAATACGTAAAGGTGCTTGTACATCTAGAATACCTCTAGACTCTTTTACTTTACCAAGACCACGCATAGAAAAAGCAACTTTAGCTTCATTATGAACAATTAAACCCATTAAGTCTTTGCCGACTGCAGTTGCGGCAGTTTCAACAATACCTCCAATACGAGGTTTATTTAATTCTAATGATTTAATAATACATGAAACATTTGTACGATCGATTTTAGTTTGCCTAGCGATTGTCTGTTCTTCAGGATGTCCACATTCGCAATAAAAAGTTCCAGTATTTAAACGTTCTTTAACATAATCATGTTGTAAAGCGTTAGTCATTAAGTCCCAACCATAGCGACGATTATTACGATTAATAATATCCGATTCTTGAAGGGAATTAACTTTAAATCGACAAAAGTTACTATTCGTGTGTGTGATCTCAGGAGTG